ACCTAAACGTACACCTTCGCATCCTACTAAAAGTCATGTCGTTGTTGCTAAAGAAGGTGATCAGATAAAGACTATTAGGTTTGGTCAACAAGGTGTTTCAGGCTCTCCAGAAGGTTCTGCTAGGAATAAATCATTTAAGGCTCGTCATGCAAAGAACATCGCTAAAGGTAAGATGTCCGCTGCATATTGGTCTGATCGAACTAAGTGGAGTAAGTAGTGGTAAGAATGATTGACTTACCTGAAAATGTATTTAAGAGTGATGATAATCGATGGGTTCGTTATTGTCCACAATGCGGCAATGAAATATCACACTTAAGACGAGCTTACTGCATAAACTCACACAATATCAAACAACCGTGTAAAAGATGCAGTAATAAAAACAACAATCCATCAGGTATGTGTGGTTATGTTAGGTTATCTTGGTACGAATGTTTTTATAAAAGTGCCTTAACTCGTGGATACTCTTGGGATCTTTGCCCAGAGCTTATAAATGATTTGTACGAAGAACAAGAACAAGTGTGTGCCTTATCTGGGCTATCTATTGGATGGAGTAAAGTTGGATGGGATCACACAGCATCGATAGATCGAATAGACAATGATATTGGGTATACGATAGACAACATTCAATTAGTTCATAAACAAATTAATATGATGCGTGGTTCTTTGTCTATACCTGATTTTATAAATCTATGCGATGCTGTGACCAATAAAATAAGGTGAAATGGTAATGGCTACTTACTTAGACTGTGTTAATGGCGTTCTCTTGCGTATGCGAGAGAGTACTGTATCGACAGTGATACAGTCTGACTATTCGTACCTTATCGGTGCAATGGTCAATGAAACTAAACGTGAGATCGAAGATGCTTGGAATTGGTCTATCTTACGTACAACCAAGACAATCAATACAGTTAACGGTACTCAGAATTACGCTATCACAGGTACATCATCACGGACAAGACTACTAAAGGTCTACATACCTACACTTAAGCGTGATCTTGAGCAAGCGTCACAGGATCAAATGCATGCTTGGGTGAACATGCAAGGTACAGTCACTGGTGGTCCTCAGTATTTCTCCATAGGTAATAGCAACACCAGCGATGAGATTACGTTAGATCTATGGCCTATACCTGATCAAGCGTATGCAGTTAAGGTTGACTGTGTTGTACCACAAGCTAATTTAGTTAATGATCTTGATGTTATCTATGTACCTTCAGAGTTAGTAATACAAGGTGCTTATCTACGTGCTATCAATGAACGTGGAGAAGATCAAGGTAGATTGTCTGATCAACAGAATGATCTTTATAGGAAAGCTGTAGCTACGTACATTGCTATTGAATCAGCTAGGTACGAAGATGAAATAACTTGGAACTGGGTATAATGGCTGCTCCTATTAGACCTGTTAGTCTTGTTGCTCCAGGCTTCTATGGATTAAACACTCAAGACTCTCCTATCACGTTACCTAAAGAGTTTGCTCTTAGGGCAGAGAATGCAGTGATTGACCAGTATGGTCGCATAGCTGCTCGTAAGGGTTGGGTAACTGTTAATACCACTACTGGCTACAACAGTACAGAGCCAACACTATTACATGAAGTTGTTAAGAAAGCTGGTACTACAGAGATTGTCAGTATCGGTAACAACAGGATCTACACTGGTACAACAACACTGACTGAAGTCTACAACGGTTCAGCTACGTGGACTGCTCAGTACTGGAAAGCAGTAAACTTTAATGATAATACTTACTTCTTTCAACGAGGACATAACCCACTGATCTATGACCATGTTGCTAATACTTGGGGATTAGTGTCAGCACATCCTGGCTATTCAGGTACAGTACAGTTAGGTAATGAAGTCTTAGGTGCTTATGGTCGCTTATGGGTAGCGGACACAACCACTGATAAAACAACTATCTGGTGGTCAGATACATTATCAGGTATGAAATGGTCTGGTGGTGCTAGTGGTTCCATCAGCATAGAAAAGGTACTAACCAACGGTACTGATAGCATCGTAGCCTTAGCAGGGTTTAATGGCTTCTTAGTGATCTTCTGTAAGAAGACTACGATTATCTATTCTGGTGCTGATGGCGATCCTACATCAGATCTTAAGCTTGTAGAAGTTATTGATGGTGTTGGTTGTATCGCTAGAGATTCAGTACAGGATGTTGGATCAGATATCTTATTCTTGTCTGATACTGGTGTTCGTAGCCTTGGTAGACTTATTCAAGAGAAGTCAGCACCATTATTTGATATCTCAAGGAATGTCAGAGATCAATTAATACTTGACGTATTGTCAAATAACGATTATGATAACATAAAGTCTGTCTTTCATGAGCGTGAAGGTTTCTATCTTCTGACATTACCGACAAGAGGTATTACATACTGTTTTGATCTGAAGCAACGTCTTCAGGATGCTTCTTGTAAAACAACTCAGTGGATGTTCGCACCTAAATCATTGCTTTCTACACGCAGTAGAGAACTCTATTTAGGTCGAGAAGGCTACATTGGTCGCTATGCAGGTAACAGAGACAATGGTAATAGCTTCAGGTTCTTGTACTATACATCACACTTAGATGCTGGTGATTCGTCTATCATCAAGATACTTAAGAAAGTAAACACACTCACTGTTGGTGGTGCTGGTACTAACGTATTCCTAAAGTGGACTGTAGACTACGGTACAGACTATCGTAGTGCTCTATGGACATACCCTAATGTTGTTCGCTCTGAGTACAACGTATCTGAATACAACATTGCTGAATACAATGCTGGTATCACTATCAACCCAGTACCTAAACAGTTTCAAGGATATGGTCAAACCATTGGTGGTGCTGGTAGAGTGTTTCAGTTAGGTATCGAAGCTGATATTGGTAATGATTCTTTTTCTGTTCAACAAATGGATATTTTTGTTAAAGCAGGTAGGACAATCTAATGAGTAACTATACTAAGACAACTAACTTTGCATCTAAGGATACACTACCGTCTGGTAATCCTAGTAAGATTATCAAAGGTACTGAGATTGATACCGAATACAACAACATCGCCAGTGCTATTACATCAAAGGCTGATGTTGCTTCCCCTACTTTTACTGGTACAGTGACGCTTCCTACGGGTGGTGTTGTGTACGATGACGGGACTTACTAATCATGGCAATTCCAACGCTACCATCAAACTGGGGTGTTCCAGGCGGTCCTTACTACGAAGCTCAGGACAAGGTCAATTGGTTTAAGAGCCAAGGTGTTACTACCTACGATCTGTTACAAGCTGGTTGGATTCAACCTAGTGAAGCGTATTGGTTTGAAGCAAGGGGTATGGGGCCAGGAACAGCTCCAGCTGCTCCAGAACCTATTCAGTCATCAACAAACAACGTTACTACAAAGGTAGCAGAGCCTGCCTACGAAGAGCCTGTTTATTCAGAGCCTACGTATACGCAGCCTACAGCAGCGGAACGTATTTCAACGTTAGCTAGTGAACTAGGTTTACCTAATTTTATTGTAGCTAACTTTGTTAATGCTGGGTACAATGATGCTGATATACGAGCAATGTATCAACCGGCTTCTACACCTGCGTCTACGCCTACATCTACACCTACGTCAACAAACACATCTACACCCACTTCTACAGTAACTGATCCTGTTCAAAACATAATTGATACAGCAGTTAATAGTTACAATAGAAGTCAATTAGATAATGTACTAGCTCCTTTACAATCTCAATGGGATGCTGAAGTAGCTAATCAAGAGCAGCCTGGAATACAAACAGACATTAAAACAGGTGAGATAAGTTTTCAAGGATCTAACTGGGATGTTTTTAGAACACCTAATGGTTCTCTCGTTATTCAAAAACTTAATGCTAATCAGTCTGGTTTAAGTGGTGATCAATATAGAGCTGATATATTAAACCCAGATACTGGCGAAACAACTACACAAGTAGTTAATCGTAGTAACATGCCTACTTTAGGTAGGAATATTACATTAGGTCTAATTGCTGCTGGTTTACTTGCTCCTTCTTTATTTGGTGGTGCAACAACCACTGGCGGTGCAGCTACTACTACTACTGGTGGTGCAACAACCACTGGCGGTGCAGCATTAGGAGGCGCTGAAGGTGGTTTGCTTAGTGGTGCTGGTGGCACTACAGCTGCTACTGGAGGTACGTTAGCTACTGATACAGGCTTACTTAGTGGAGCTACTACAGGGACCACTACAGGTGCTACTACAGGGGCAACTACTGGGGCTGCTACTGGCGGTACTGGAGGAGCTTCGTTAACTGTAGCAGCAACACCATTAGCTACGCCAACTGGTGCTGGAACCACAGCCGCTGTTGGTGGTGGTTTACTAGGTGGTACATTAGCTACGACAGGTGGTACAACTACTACACCAACAACAACTACTACAACACCTACTACGACAACTACTACACCAACAACAACTACTACACCTACGACAACAGCAACAGGAGCAACTGCTGGAGCTGCTGCAGGTGGTTTGCTGTCACCATCAACGCTAGGTACATTAGCTACTGGTTTAGTGAATGGTTTAACGAACACTAACGCACAGAATATCCTAGGTGGTTTGATTAGTTCTGGTGCTAACCTAGCAATGGTCCAGGATGCTGCTGATAAGTTACGTCAGCAAGGACAGTTAACACAAACAGAATACACTAACCTAGCTAACCGTCTTGGTGGTCAATACAATACATTAGCTACACAAGCATCGAACATGGTAGGAGAGTTTACACCCTTTGGTGTTACTGGTTCCTTGTTCGGTACTACGTATAATCCTGCTACAGGTACTGTTAACACAGCATTGACTGAAGATGCTAGAGCAATGTATAATCC